AGCCACTGGAGCACCTCAAAAACACCATCATACACTAAATCAGTAAGTTGGCAGCATCACCTTCGCGGTGAACTGTTATTACGCGCATCAGCTATTGACGGAGTAGTTCCATCTGAAAAAAACGCAGCTACCTACGTTTATCTGAACGGTACACGCCTGACTGTAGAGCTTCCGTACCAGATCATTCGCGAAATAATTAGCGAAGCCGAAAAATCTCGTCAGGTTAATGGCGATGAACCCTATATCGAGATTATCTGCATGGATTCAGAAGCTGAAATTCAGAAAGCAGATTAAAGGGTGTTGCGATGGATAAAGAATATAAAACTCTCATCAACAAAGCACTTGAGCGTTTTTATTTTCGTTTAAGCGCATCCGGCGCTCATTCAGAACGTGCAGCCCGTGACTCATTGACCAGGGCTATCCGGAGTCTGTATGACGTAGCTTTTTACGCTGACGATCTGGATGCACTTAATGAACTTTCTGAGCTTATCTGCGCCGCAGAATGCGGGGAGCATATTGAGCCGTACAAACTGGGAAATATCGCATGAGTATATTTATATCCTGGATTGTTCTTATTATTTCGGTGGTTTGTGCAATTGGTATTATGCGAATTATTAATTCAGTAAAAAAGATTGAACGCTTTTTCACTGGCGAATAACCGCATAAATAAAACCCCAGCTTAAATAAAAAAATGTGAACACAATCTGCATTCGCAGAGGTATTCACACACACCAAGGAGGCGTAATGGCAATTAAGCATTTTCCTGTCGTTCGTTTCACCTCCAGAGGACGTGAATACGAAGTCGACGAACGTCTGATTACCACAATCGACAAACACCGCTCAGAAAAGGATGCACACCACATCTATCTCACTGACGGCACTTACTTTTGCGCCACTAATGTGGCGCGGGTGAATCTTATCCGACAGGTACAGGATCCACGCAAATGAGTAGGAGAAGAATCACTCGCAGACATCACCGAACACACCTGAGTTCCTCAGCAACGCTAAAGGCACTTATTCAAAGCGAGATCGGTGATTTCTTCGCGGGAGTTGGCTCACCAGGCGAACCAGAAACACCAGAAGCGATGCAGCGTGAGCTCATGATACGCATAGATAACACTTTTGATTTCTTCTACAGCATGCACGGAATTAAACAGAAATGAACCTCAAGCCAGCAATAACTACTCGTAGAACGTCAATTCCTGTAACCGACCGCTTCTGAGTTTTTTGGCAGGAAGCCTTCGCACATCTGTAGTAAAGAGAATTGCAGCATGATTGACGCTCATGACTTCACAAGATGGGTGCGCACACAGGACACCCGTCTGGCTCCCGTTCTTCAGGGATTATTTGATCTCTACATCCGTGGTCGTGACAACAGAGCACGCACCACAAAACCGGAGAATGCAGACACCCTTTATTTCACAGTAGACGACTGCTACCGCGTGGACTTCACACCACACGGGCTGGCGTTGCACTGCCTGACACCACACGGCGAATCACTGCTGGCGTATTACGACTCCCCGGCCTCCATATTTGCGGCAATGCTGGCGCATCGCACTGCTGGCGGGTGTGCCTCGCTGAGTGAATACTCCGCTGAATTTAACCGCCTTTCCGCCCTCTTCTCACAGGAGTGGCAGCGCGTGACGGGATACCAGCCATGAGTGCGTTTGCATGGAGCTGGAATGAACCACGGCCAGCCATTGATCCGGCCAGATTTACGGAGCGCAGGCAGGAAACTGAAACCGACCTGCAACGCGCCATCCGTTACTACCTTGAGGCAAACAAAAGGGCACAGGAAGAACAGGAAGCGAAGGAAGAAGCCTTTTTCGCACAATCCACCGTGGGTAAAAAACTCATGGCATCCCTTGAGGAAGCCGGACAGCGTGAAAAGCTGGCACAAAGCATCATCAGCAAGCGTCAGGCAACAGAACAAGACCCGGTGGCCCGTGCTTTTGCCACACTGAAGGTGCTTCCCGTTTATCTGCGTGAACCTCTGAGCCGCCACCTCTCTTTTCTGCGCAAGAAGCAGGAAGCCGATCGTCAGAAAGGCAAAAAGAGCTGGCAGGCTGAACGCTACGCGCGCGGAACCCTGCGCAAAATATTCGAACGTCTGGACCGCACCGACAGCCGCTGGCTGACACCGGGCTATCGCTCCCTTGCCGGACGCGAACGCCTGGACGATTTGCTTTACCTGCCGCAGCTCAACAAACACCAGATACAGACGCTGGCCACCATGACGGCGGCGATGTTCAGTGGCACTTTTGAAAAACTCTGCGATGGCTTTGGCGCGACCGATGGCGAGCTGACCATGGATGTAACGCTGAAGGCGTATCAGATGCTGGCCCGCATGGCGTTACACCTGCACGCTATGCCTCCACATTATGACGCTCTGACAACAGACAAAGACCGGAGGAATGAACCGGACACGGAGCTGCTGCCGGGCGCAATCCTTCGCCTGACCTGTGCGGAATGGTGGAAACGCAAACTGTGGCTGTTACGTTGCGAGTGGAGAGAAGAACAACTCCGCGCCGCCTGTCTGGTTTCCAGAAAAACATCACCCTATCTGAGCCAGGACGCGTTAAGCGAGTTTCGCGCACAGCGCGAGAAAACACGCGATTTCCTGAAAAGTTTCATGCTGGAAAACGAAGACGGGTTCACGATTGATCTCGAGACAGTGTATTACGCGGGAGTAAGTAACCCGATTCACCGTAAGGCAGAAATGATGGCCACCATGAAGGGGCTGGAACTTCTGGCCGAAGCCCGTGGCGACAGAGCGGTGTTTCTGACTGTCACCTGCCCGTCAAAATACCACGCCACAACAGAGAACGGTCATCCGAATCCCAAATGGAACGGGGCCACCATGCGCGACTCCAGCGATTACCTGGTTAACACGTTTTTTGCGGCGGTCCGCAAGAAACTGAACCGCGACGGCCTGCGCTGGTATGGCATCCGCACGGTGGAGCCTCACCATGACGGCACCGTGCACTGGCATATGATGGTCTTTGCTCATCCGGAAGAAATCGACACCATTGTGTCCCACACCCGCGATATTGCCATTCAGGAAGACCGCCACGAGCTGGGCAATGATATTACTCCGCGCTTTAAGGTGGAGTATGTCGACGGCTCAAAAGGCACGCCAACCAGCTACATCGCCACCTACATCGGAAAGAACCTGGACAGCCGCGCCGTGGATGGCATCGACCCGAAAACGGGCAAGCCACGCGTTGACCACGAAACCGGAAAATCAATGGCCGAGAGCGTGGAACGCGCCATCGGCTGGGCACGCCTTCACCGGGTCCGCCAGTTCCAGTTCTTTGGCATCCCCTCCCGTCAGGTATGGCGTGAACTCCGCCGCCTTGCCAGCCAGATGGCACGCAACCCGGAAGGCCCACAACGGCTGAAGGATGATGCAATGGATGCGGTACTCGCTGCCGCTGATGCCGGATGTTTTGCCACCTACATTGAAAAACAGGGTGGCGTACTTGTTCCGCGCAAGGACTACCTGATTCGCACAGCCTACGACCTCGCAGATGAGCTGAACGATTACGGCGAACAGAGTGTACAGATTTACGGGATCTGGTCGCCATTCATCGGGGAATCCTCCCGTGTGTGCACGCATCCGGATAACTGGAAGCTGGTAAGACGTAAACCGGAAGCGGAAGACAGCATGGTTTTGACCTTCAGGGCGGCCCTGCCGCCCCTTGGACTCGTGGCAATAACTGTCCCCGTGTACAGGAAACAGGCAACAACGGGACAGAACAGCCGGAAGAACGGCCAGCACCGTGGCCGCAGCTTCCTGACGGCGTTGAAGTAAATGAATGGATGCGCTCACTGAAACGGCACGAACGCCGGGCGCTGATGCGTTCGCTTCGTGACAAACAGGCAAAAAACAGCAGCGATGAAATGCAGAACTGGACACAGAGCCGCAAACAGCAGCGGCCTTTGCCTGATAACCACGAGTTACTCGCTAAAGAATGGCGGGAGTCTGCTGAATCTCTCGGCCTGCATATCGGTGAACAACAGATGCAGCACCTGTTACGGGGCGGCAGTCTGTACGTTGACGGCAGCATCATTGCACCGCAGGGATTTGAAATTGTACGCAAACCGGATACCCGCCCGGACAGCCGAATCACGCAGCTCTGGCAGCGTCTGAGCCGTAATCATGGCGTAAGCAGCACGGAGATCCGCCATAACCCGGTCGCCAGCTATCTGGCACAGCTGGGGGCATCAGACCCTGAAGCCGCCGCACGCCTGGCATCCACACTTCAGCAGGACCAGAACACCATGAAAACACCCGTTACCGTGCTTTCTGACATGCTGCGCGCCATCCGCGACGCAGAGCACGCACAGAGAATCAGTGAAACCACTGAACGCGCCAGCCGCAAAGCAGACCTGCTGCGGGGTGGCCTGACCAGTGGAAACAAAAAACAGACAGAAACGGGACTCACGAATCCCGTAAATGAGCAAAAAACGCGCAGCGATATATGAAGCGCGCACAAAACAGGCAAAAACGGGATTTCAGAATCCCGTAAACGATTAATTAATCAACATAAGGAAAACCGACATGAAAATTTACATCGACGACGGCTCCACCAACATCAAGCTGGCATGGACTGAGAACGGCGAACGCCGCAACGCCATCAGCCCGAACAGCTTCAAGTCGGAATGGTCTGCGCCGTTCGGTGGCTCGCAGCCTGCTAACTACATGCTTGATGGCGTGCGCTATGGTTTTGATCCGGTCAGCGATCGCTTTGTCCAGACGACCGACACGCAATACCAGTACAGCGATGTGAATGTCATTGCCATTCATCACGCGCTGGTCAAATCAGACATCACGCCACAGGAAGTGGATGTGGTTGTTACCCTGCCACTGAGCGAATATTTCGACACAAACGCACAGCCGGACATGGCCAACATCAACCGCAAAAAAGCGAACGTCATGCGCCCGGTGGAGTACCAGAACGGCGAAGCATTCACTATCCGTAACGTACGGGTTATGCCTGAATCCATTCCGGCTGGCTTTAAAGCACTGGCTGACATGAGTCCGTTTGAATCCCTGCTGATTGTGGATTTGGGCGGAACCACGCTGGATGTGGCAAAGGTTCAGGGGCAACTGGCAGGTATCAGCCAGGTGTTTTGCGATCCACACGTAGGCGTTTCTCTTATGGCCGATGCCGTACTGTCGGTGATGGCCACTAACGGTATGCGCACCAGTCACCACATCGCCAATACCATTATCGAACATCGCCATAATGAAGCCTGGCTGCGCCAGCACATCCACAATGACGCGCATTACGCCAGCCTGATGGCGGTTATTCGTGAAAAGGAAGAAACACTGAAACAACGCGTGATCCGCGCGCTGGCGGTTTTTTCGGGTTACGGGCGGGTGATGGTTGTCGGTGGCGGGGCGGAGATTGTGGCACCCGCTATCCGCGAAGCCTGCGGAGTTAATGCGACTTTCATCGCGGACGGGGTGCCACAGTTTGCTCTGGTTAATGGGCTGTACGCAATGGACAAGGAGTAAACCAATGACGACACCAACCAGACGGATAAGTTTCTATCTGAAGCCCGCCGCCGTCAAGAACGAAGGAGAAGCATGCGCCTGGCTGGACAGCCTTACACCAGAAGCCCGCAAAAGCGGCCAACGCGTGGCTTTTCTGGCCGGGCTGGCACTTCTGAAGACGAATCCGGCAGAGGCTTACCGACTGGCCGCATGGGCTGATGATGAGATGTTACCTGTGACACAAATCAGCTCAAAAAAGTTTGAAGCACAGTCTGCACCAGTGGCTAAGATAACCAGCCAGATGGCTGGGAATATCCGGGCGTTATTTCCTGAGTAAAAGCATCTGCGCGAAAAATGCTCACGTTTATAGAGACAGTATCATTCCATTTGGCACACTTACTTCAATAATCGATCTGTTAAACAAATAGATTGTCTATTATCTATCGATTAAAACGATCAATTATCTTGACAGTAATGTGCCTTTTTGTAAGATCGTTCGCATTGTGAGCGACAAGATAATTGCGCGGCATTGTCCATGCAAAACGCCCCAATAGCAGCAACTATTGGGGCGTAAAACTCGGTCGGACTCACTTAACCTGATATGCGTGCCTTCCGAAGTAAATCAAAATGTGCGTCGTATATTTTATTGCTTACACGCACCTCTGTAAAGGCACGCATATTTTTCCTATGAGGTAAATAAAGTGCGGGCTAAAACAGGTATTTGCAAGAACCCTCATCGTTATAATCCAACATTTCTGTCTCTCCCTGAATATCAAGGACAAGAAGGTCGGCACAAATGCGCTGCCTGTGCTTTTGAGCTAGGCATAAAAGATGCGCTTGAAGGACGCGCTATGGCTCAGAATGATTTAGTTTTAGCTAACATTCCGTTTAGCCAGGCTGGAACTGTAAGGCACAGAGATGCCTATGAAGCATATGTTCGTGGTTGGCGATTAATAAACAGCAACAATTGATACTTTTGAAGCGCCGATAAGGCGCTTTTTTTGTTTGCACGATAGTGCACAAGTTTGCACAATTTTTTTGAACGACTTTTTGTACTTCCGGCCCGCGTGGTGGCTGGATCCGTCAAGGATCCGTACGTGCACAAAAAAACGCGTTTTTTCTGCGCGCAGGTGACGGGGGAACAGCCCGCGTTTCAGGGGGTAAATAGCATCCCCTGAACGATGTCGCAGCGACACAACAGAATGGCTGTATTTCTCACGCTGAGCGTGAAAAAGACGTGAGGGCTTTTGATTTGATGGGTGGCAGATAAGGCCGTCAAAATCGCACTGAGGCGGCGAGAACATGCAGTCAACGCGGTGGGATTGCGTAAGAGTCTGACCGCCGATGATGACAATAAGCAGAAAAGCGTCGTGAAATTATCTGATTGATACAGGAGCTGGAGAGTCGGGGCATAAATTTTTTATGCCCCGGCGAAGCAGCAGACAAGCGAAGCGCGTCAGGATGTGGGCTGGGTATCTAGCAGTGCGTAAGGGTTAAAGCGGATCACCTCTTCGCCAAGCCAGTCATTGATGTGCTTCATGGCCTCCATGACGGGCATCAGCTCGTTAATTGCGTAAACCCGCGCGGTCTTCTCCACATCACCAAACGCACTTTTTTCGCCCGGCATCGCCCCCATCAGTTGCGGCGGAACGCGGTGCGCAGCCAGCACATCATCACGGGATGCCGCCTTAACATTCATGAACTCATCCTTTGCAGTGATCTGCTGGAACGGCAAAATTTGCACACCTTCTTTGCCCCCGTTGGGCGCATGGATGAGTACGTTTTTAAACGCACCACCACCACGCGCGCCCTGTAACGTTTCTTTCAGGGAGTCCATGCTTTCGCGGTTTACCTGCGCTGCACCGATGTAGATGATGCACCCGGCGTGGGATCCGTTGTCGTAGTACAGTTTTCTGAACATGTCCGCCGAATGAGAAAGGCTGGCCGAGAGTAATGCGCCAAGATATTCCGGCATGCCGTAGATTTCCTGGTTAATATCCGGATTCATCAGGTGGCACACTTTGCCAGGGCGAAACTGGAACGCGTCCTTGCCATCCTGCACATACCACCATGATTCAAGATCGCTTCCGCGTCGCATGTATTTCGCCAGGGCGTGCCGTAATTTAAGCGGTTCGCCGAGCATATTGCTTCTAAGCTCAAGGAATGCGTTACCGAACACAAACCAGTCCAGCGCCAGCGCCGAGAAATCCTGCCGGGAAAGCAGCGGGTGCGGGATGTAGCAACCGAGTAATACATTGCGCTTAAAGTAAAGCGCAGACTGATGCCAGGACGTTTGCCGGGCTGCTCTTGCCAGACCGTACCAGTCCACCGGGGTTTCATACCACCGTCCGTTATCAGCACAGTACATATTGTCCAGCAGGTCATGCCCGGTCAGGCGATAAGGACCATCAAATGTGAATGCACTGAGCGATGATTCTTTCCTGA